AAAAGGAGGGGAGGGGTCCCAGCAGCTAGCCTTTTTCCACAACTGTTCTGTTGTGTGTTTTGTTATTGTGTTGTGTTCTGTGTTTTTTATTGCTGTTCCTGCTTTGTTGTTTGTTGTCATTTCTGTTGCTTGTTATTTTATTCATCTTCTTTCCGTTGTTGATTTTGCGTGTTGTTTTGCGTGTATATTTTTAGTGTGTTGTTTTGTGGGTGTGGTATGATGTGAGTATCGGCCAAGGAATAAGGAAGGATGGTGGTTGATGTGATTGGTGTTTTTGTTCGTTTCGGGACATGTGAGTTGGATGGGTGAGGGGTTTGTTGGGTAGAATGTTTAGGGTTAGTGCTTATGTGACTGAGGTTGTGCCGGGTCGTGTGTATTTGGTTGATGTTGATGGTTTTGAGAAAGTTGTTACTGCTTGTGGGGGGGTTGATGATGGCGTGGTGACGTTTAAGTCAGCTCTTGTTAGGGTTCTTGAGCATGATTATGGTGATTGTGGTTTTGATTTCATATGTCGTGGTGTTAAGGATGGTGTTGGTTGCTATGTTGTCTCAATTGATGATTTTGTATGGTGATTGATAACGAATAAGCCCCGCATTTTGCGGGGCTTATTCGTGCTGGGGGGGTTAGTAGTAGAGTATTTCTCCGGGGTAGATGAGGTTCATGTTACCCGAGCTGTACCCGGTGATGTTGTACATGTTGACGCCAAGGTATGCGGCAATGCCTGATAGTGTGTCGCCTGACTGTACCACGTATGTGTGCGACATTGTTGCAGTGTTGCCGCCGCCATTGTGACACACCTTGTCACCGGGGTACACTACGGACGGGTTGCCGCTTGGCACGGTTACGTTCCACCAGTCAGACCAGAACATGGAAACGTACTGCCCGGACTGGATGGTAACACAATCAGTGTTGCATGGGGTGTTCGGCGTGCTGGGTTGCGGTGCGGGTTGCGGTGCGGGTTGCGGTGTGGGGTTGGGTGCGACCTGCCCGCTACCTGCGTATGCATGCCATGTGTTGAGGTCGCCGTAAACTACGCTTAGGTCAACTCCTCCAGTCCAGCCATTGACGTGGCCGTTGTCAGTGTACTGCCATGCGACAGCAAACGGCCAATTACGTAGTGTGGGTTGAACCGTTGGAGGGTTGAAGCCGTAGATTGGTGTATCGCCTAGCGTGTATGCGGCGATCCATAGCCCATAATCTCCGGCGACGACCGCCGACCAGTCGTAACTGTTTTCCGTGTACTGGTTCGTGTAGATAATCGGTTTGGTGCCCCATGCGGCTTCCACGGTTTGAAGCCATGTGAGCGCCCAACTGGTGTCCCAGAGGGCGTTCGGCTCCCAGTCAAGAATTGGTACGATGCCTTTGCCAATGTATCCGCGTGTGTGGTCGATAAAGTAATTGGCCTCATCGACGGCGCTGTTTTCCGTGTGCGCGAAGTGGTAGACGCCTACACCCTGCCCTGCCGCCAAGGCGTCCTGTACCACGCGGTCACAATCGGGGTTGACGTATCCGACACCCTCGGTGGCCTTGGCGACTACGATTTGCGCGCCAGTGGTGGTGACGTTGATGCCGGTTTGCCAACTGGATACGTCTATCATGTCCGCCGCGCTTGCGGTTGGCGCTAATGCCAACAGCAGGGCGGCGATTGCGGCAATCATACTATAGGCGATTGCCTTAATCTTCCTTGCCATCGTTTTCCTTCCTGTCGATGTTGAAAATGTTGAGAATACTGGAGCCGCTTAACTCGGGGTTGATTTTTACGCAATTCTCCATGATTGAGGTAATCTCAATCAGGCAAATGCCTACGCAGACCGGGATGAACACCGGTAGTCCGATTCCGAGGTTGATGTAGTCCGAACCGTATTCTACAATCAGCGCGACACAGATTACGGCAAGGTAGGCGAATTTGTGCCCTAGCCCCTGCCGCATTTTCCCGCTGGACAGTTCGCCGTGCATGATTGCGTTTACCACGCCGGTGATGTAGTCAATCAGCACCAATGAAAATACGATGCCGATTGCGATTAGTTCATGGATTGGCATGAATGTTCCTCACTTTTTTATACCTGATTGCTGTAGCAAGCCGCCAAGAATCATACTGAACTCCGCCTTGATTTGCGGTGTTCCGAAACGCAGTCGCCCGACGCGATAGGCGTTCAATATTTTCTGCGTCATATCGTCGGAACGTTTGAGCATCATGCAATCATTGTCGACCAGTCGGTAGTCAAACGTAAAATCACGGGTGATTTTAGGCTGTTTTTTGGTTATGACATATAATACTTCGTCCGTGTCGCTTAATTGTTGGTATATGTTGAAAATACCGTATTCTGTGGTTTTCAGTGTGAACGCATAACCGGCGTTGTTGAAATCACTGATGAGAGTATTGGCGTTGTCCCTGAAATCATTGTTGATTGCATAATTCGCATAATTTTCATCGTATTTGCGTAGGAACGTGCCGAATTTGGATGTGGCCACCTTGGCGCTGAACCCGCCGTAATCCGCCAGTTCCACCACGATGAAGCCGTCGCAATAGCGTTGGTATTGCGTGCGATTATCCAACTGTGGCTTCAGGTTGATGTTGAATGCCGAAAAATACGGGTTGGCGAGGGTCACGGCGTTACTGCACATGATTACGCGAACCCTGTCATTCCACCGGTCAACCGTATTGTAAAATTCCTCAAGCGAGATTACTTCACCGCCCAAATACCGCATATTATCGGGGAAGATTTCATCGAAAACAATGGTGCGCACCTTGGGATACGCAACCGATTTCACTTGTCCGGCCTGACTCAGGGCAATGAAGTACCCCATGATATGCCACGTGGGGCGTGTCTTGCCGTGCTTGTCCGCGGTGGCGTCCCTATCGTCCAGCCAATGACATTCTGCCTGATTGCCGGACACACGAAACTCCAATTCCGGGTATTGCTCCGCGACATCCGCGAACCATGTGCCCTTGTTTTTCTGCTCCTCCGCCGTCCTACGCAAATAGATGAACTGCCATCGTTTTTTAATCCAGTCACCGATGACCAGTTTTTTGGCACCATAGGTTTTTCCGAGACCGCGCGCGCCAATGACGAACATCCAAGGCGCGTGATAGGATAACACGCGCCCATAATCGTAATAATCGCCCTCGGCTAACAGTTTCTCCATATGTACCATTATGGCATGACATACGGACTTTTTAGAAGTTCGGCGGCGCGCTCTTCCCATCCCAGACTGCCAGCAGATTATACACAGTCCGATACCGGCTCGGGTATTGCCCGAAAACACCGTCATTAAGCAGATTATCCAATAAGCCGCCCAATGTGGTTGCTTTCGGTAGCGCTTCGGCGTATGCCGGGCCTTGATGATATGCCGACGCCCATAGTATCTGCATTTTCGCGTCCGAGTAGACTTGCGGATAATTGTTGTAATCCGTCTCGAACTGGTTGCGTTGCCCCTGATGTGATTCGGCTCGTTGAGCCCATGTTTTGAACGCCGCCGACTCCGCAGGAGTAAGAGGGCGTGTAAACGTCCCGCCATTGCCCATGAGTGCCGCTATCTCGGGGCATGTTTTGGCAAACGTCTCATAGCCTGTCGGGTCGGCGGTTTTCATTGCATTCAACACGTCCAACCGACGGTCAAACGACCATTGCGCAATCCCGATGCCTTGCATGTTGGCCAATTCCACTGCGCCCCATTGCAATGAGCTTTCCACCGTGCCGATACAGTAGAGCGCGTAACTGCTTTTGCCGTTGCCTGTAGAGGGCGTGGCTTGGCCACCCGAGTCACTGGGCGCTTTGGCACTGCCCTTGGCCTTCCATGTTTGGGCTGTGGCTTTGTAGAAAATCATGGCACCCGCGCCACTGTCGTTGTCGCGGTAATGGTAAATGAGGTTGTCCCCTTGTTGTTGTATCCACACGTCACTGCTGGATATGCTACCCGAGTTGTTCGAGCCGGTAGGGTTCGAGCCGCTGTCATTGTCGCCGCCGTCCGGTTTTCTGCGCGGGTGCAAATATCCGATATACGCTTTTTGCAATGGGAGTGGTTTATGCACGCTTGGCTCGGGGTTTTGCGTAATCACGTCAATGGAATCGCCCTGTATTCCATCAACGACAATGGCCACGTGCGTTGACGGATAATTGGGATAGCAGACCTGCCATATGGCCACGTCGCCGGGCATAGGGTTCCATGTGTTGTCTTTTTTCTCGAAAATCTCCCCGACTCTTGCGCTTACGGGATGATGTGTGTATAATCCCCCGGCCCAACCTGTCGGGGTGATACAATCCTGAACACTACACCCGTATTCATCCATGCAATATTTTGCCCACAAGTCCCAGCATTGCGGGCCCCAACTGCCGTCCATGTCCCAAAAGTGGTTTTCGGTCTGTTTCACCCATGTCCTAAAGTCAACTGCCATACATAGCAGTATACCCCGCCCGGACTGCCGGACGGGGTATGTTCATGGGGTGTCATGTTGGTATCAGACTACAAAAAAAGAGAGTTGCAGTGTCTGTTTCAGCTGAGTGTTTGTCTTGATTGTTCCCTGACAATAGAAAGATATGACCCCATCTCCGGTGATACTGATATTGCATGGCCCGGAGTCATTACCATACGTGAACGGATAGGAATTTATAAAGCCGTTCGGTCGATATCCTTCCGGCATTGTCCCGATGGTGAGTGAGCCGGAGTTCACGTTCGACGTACAGTTAGCGTTGGAGCGCCCGTCTGGCGAACCGAAACGCACCATGATGTTGACGAATTTTGACAGCGGTGAGTAATATGCCGACCATGATACGTTAGAAAAATGATTGGTCAGCGCGTTGGTTCGCTGAACCAATGCCATTGGTGACTGTCCCGAGTTTTTCAGGCTGGTTAATTCTTCCTGTACGTTCGTCGCCGCTGTCGTCGCGTTTGTCGCCGCTGTCGTCGCGTTTGTCGCTTCAGTGTGGATTTGCTGTGCGGTGCCTGAGTATCCGCCCTGCTTGGTAAACGTCGTGTCGGCCTGCGCTTTTGTGTACACGTCGGCGGCGTTTGCCTTGCCGTCAACCGTTCCGGACAATTTGGATACCGCACCCTGCAATGCGGTTAGCGCAGTGTTTTCCGCCTTGCCGTTGATAGTGGACATCAACGCCTGCGCGGTCGGCTCCGAGGTCACGCCGAGCGCGGTAAAATATGATTCCTGCCCTGCGATATCACTCTTATTGGCCTGTGCCAATGATAGGGCGTTATCCGCCGTGCTTTTCGCCGTATTGGCGGTACTTGCCGCGGTGGTCGCGTCCGTTGCGCTGCGATACATTTGCGAATCGATTTTGCTCATATCCGCAGTGTAGTCGCCGCGCCATGACGGTTTATCGTCCGGGCTGTCGCCGAACTGGCTGAGATTATAGTGTGGGGTTTTATTGATACTGGCCATTATGATACCTCCTGCACAATGATTTTACTCGATAACCCAGACGATACCATTACCGTCGAATGTTCCTCATACAATAAACCTCCATGACCCCCCACGAATCATCCGAAGGTCTGCCGCCGTTCTCCGTTACCCCACACTGCCGGTATGCGACGTTTTTGCCGGACACCGGGGGGTTGAAGAAGCATAATCGCGTTAACGGCCGGTAACTTCGCAATACGAGGACGACACCGGTTATCCATGCATCACCAAGCCCGTAGGCCGGTTTACGGTTAAACGTGTAAATCCCATTGGTGTAAAGGTAGTTGAAATCGATAGGGGTCCAGCCATTGTCAACCGGTTTGATGGCCGTCCCCGAGTCAATCCCCGGCGGGGTTTTTTCCGTGCCGTCGCCGGTCAGCGTGTTATCATGGGCAACCGCGCCCAATCCGTCACCAACGTATGAGATGGTAACCTGATTGCCGGACGTGCTGATATTGATGCCACTGCCGGGCTTAATGTCCTTGGCGGTCATGCCCGCTCTCCCGGGTGCTCAAAGTCAGCTACCGTCGGGTTACGCCGGACATACTTGGCGTCGGCGCCGTCCTTGGTAAGGTACACATCAGCGGGTTTGCCCCTCGGGGATGCTCTTACCGTAGGGGAATTGTGAACGTCCCGGAAAATCTCCGGGCACGCAATTATCCACAGAGGTGGCGCGTAGGTCATACTCGCGGGCCGTCAATCCCAGCGCGTCATAAACGGACGCCTCCAATGCCATATTATCGTAATCACTCCAGAATAGGGCGTGATTGCGCGTATTGTCATACATGCCGTCAAGCACCGTTTGCAAGGCGTCCTGCCTGCCGTATACCGGAGACCACGCCAATCCGGTGGACTGCGATTGTTCTATAAGATGGATGAGTTCCTCGCGCAGGACGCCCATTTGCGCCACCAGGTTATCGGCTATTTGCCGGACTATGGCATTATTGTCCGCAATCGACTTATTGACCTGCTCGACGAGTGTATTGAAGTCAGACTGCAAACCATCGAGATTACACCGGATGCACTCAATCAATTGGAGTGTGGTCAACCCGTCACGGTACGTGAACGGAACCGACGTGGGAACACGCACCAGTGGATAGGCGCGTGGCACAAGGGCGTTGACTGACATGATTGATTACTCCCATTCCCCATAGTTATGGTGGTTGTTGAAAATGGTATCATACGAGCCCCATATCTGCATGAAACACGGTTCGAGGCTCCGCACGATTTCCATGTCCACGTTGATAATCGCATTGCGATATTCGGTAATGAGGCTCATGGCAGACTGAGACCGGCCCGACGTGTGGGATGAACTCCTGCCGTCTGTCGCGTCATGTTGCCATTCCGTGCCGGATGTGCTATGCGATTGCGACGTGGTGCCTTGCGTGCTATGGCTACTGCCGTCCGTATCCGCTTGCGCCTGATTGGCGTGAGTCGCATACCGAGCGAAGTCGCCTTGTACGCCTGTTGCCGGAACCTCAGAATCATATGACTGGGACTTGGTGCTACTTGAACTGGTGCCGTCCGACGTGCTTTTGGTCGAACTATCCTGAGACGCGCTGGTTTTGCCGCTGGACTGGGCTACCGTGTTGGATGTGTTTTCACTGGTCATTTCCACGGTGTTCAGCGGGTCGTATTTCAATGCCAGCGTCCGATAACGCTCATTAAAATACGGCATGATTTCCGCCATCGTCATCCCAAGATAGAAGATGAATTGTTGCGCGGTTTCCTGTCCTATCTCCCTAAGCGCGTAATGGCGAACGATTTTCTCGTTCAGCTCGGCACGATGGTTCTCATCATAAATCGGGTAATAGTCGGCGCCGAGATGTAGTTTAGTGTCAGTGTCGTAGCCCATGTCAATGAGGTTGCCGAGGGTTTCGGTGTACTCTCCGGGCGTTTCCATTGCATAGGCGCTGAAATCCTGTGTCATTACAATACACCTCCGATACCCGCATCATATGAGGCGGGCATATCGATATCCGTCGTACCGCCGGCGTTGGAATCCAGCGCGTTAGGTACGCCGGAGCTTTGCGCGTCCGCATACTCGACCCGGACATCAAGCGATGGCCACAGTCGGTTGATTTCCGTCGCCGCCGCCTGCCGCGCCTTCAGGAAACTCAACCGGAACACATCCGTTTTCTCATTGGCTTGCGCCACCTCATCCGAGATGAGCCGTTCCTTTTTCTCGGTACCACTGGACTGAATACCCAAATATCCCAGTACCTCATTGGTCACTTGCGTTTTCTGCTGGATGAACTTGTCCAGCAGGTACGGGGTGGTGTTGGGCCACGGTTGGAACATGCTGCCGGGGTCAAGCGAATCATAGCCGACGATATAGTCCTGCCCGTCCTGCCGTTGTTGTAGCATGTTCTGCACGGTCAGCTTGGTACGCGGGTCGGCGGTGATAATGGTCGGCAGTTTCAGACTCTCCAGGTTCACATCATACGCCTTGTCAATGTCAGCCAACCGTCGTGCGTACTGCCATAGAATATCCTTGAAACTCATGCGCATACGATTATCCCAGATGGGGATGCACTCCGTGCCCGCCTTGAGTTGCTTGTAATGATAGTCGACTCCTACCGGCTCAAAACGCGTCGGATTGTTATACACGTTCAACCGGCCTTGATATCCGGCCTGCGTTACGAGGAACCTGCCGATACGTTTGTCCTCGAAAAACAGCGCGCAACCGTATTCGCACAGACACATTTCCAGCCATCGTTCATCCACGGTGGGCGGCAGTCCGCGCCAGCTGAACCGGTTCAGCGCCAGTTCCTCCAGCAAATGATAGTACATTGCATCAAGGCCGGCGGCGCGCGCCTTCGCGTAGTTTCCACGCGGGTGCAACGCGCCCCCGACCCGATTTTTTCTAGACCTGCTCATACCGCCATCATATCACTCATAGCTGATGCCCGGCAGTGGATCATTATCCGCCCAATCGGTCACGCCGATATCATCCGGGTTGGTCCATATGGTAGTCCCGGACTCGAACACGCCCTTGATGGTCTGCCGATACTGCTCGGGCAAATCACCTCGCACATAGCATTCCTGCATTTGCCAATATGAGAACTTGGTCATACATTCCAGCGATTGCGGCGGCGTGATGAAACGCTGGACAAAATACCCGTAGCGTAACATGTACTCTCCGACGCTCCGCAGGGCCGAGGGTGCGCACGTCTTGAATCGAACCAACACCCCGACAATGCCGTTTGCAAGATTGAATCCGTCTCCGCCGATGGCGCCGGACGTGGTAGGGGGCGTCAACTGCATTTGCTGGACTTGCGCATTGATCCCGGCGATGGTGTTTTGGTAGTCGCCAAACGCGGAACGTTGCGCGTAATCCGCGTTCATATCCGCCATATTTTGGGCCAACTGGTTTGAAAGCGCTGTGGTCTGAGAGCCGTATGTGTTGGCTTGACTTGTTGTGGCCGCGTTGGTGCTCAGTGAATTGGCGGTGGAAAGTTGGGCGGCGGTATTGTTGATACTGCGGTTCGCTTCGGTGTTGACGCCATTCATGACCGCACCGCCCAATGCCGACACCGCGCCCCCGACATTGCCTGAAGCGGCGTTGCCTGCCACCCCGACCACGCCGTTGACCACGTTATTCAGCTGTGCGAGGTCGGCTCGCTGATTGTTGATATACGTCGTGTTGTCCAGTCCGGTGTTAAGGGCTGTCGCTTGAATTGCGTTATTGGCGTTGCGGTTGCCGATAGCGAGTTTGTTGGCTTGGGTATTGTACTGGTTTTGCATGGCCGTGGCCGCAAGGGACTGACTAATGCCCATCCGCGCTTTTTGATATGTCCAGTCAGCTGACTGCTGATTATAGGCGCGAGTGTAGGCACTGTTTGCCATTGCCAACTGGGCGCCATTGTTGACTATCACAAATTGAGGGAAATTGCTGATACCAAACGCGGCGTCCAACATTTCTCCGTTATCAATGGGCAACCCATTGTTTTTATCAAGAGGAGCAATCTCGCTTGCGCCCGCCTTATTGTACCCAACCGGGTAAAAGTTCAAGCGCGCGCCATTGGGTGCGTAATTATGCACCTCTCTGATAACCAGATTATCGCTTTGGATGTTTTCGGGCCTATAGGTGATATTCGTACCGTTCAAGCAAGTGCATTCGACGGTGGAATAGGGGTAGCATTTGAGTTTTTTAAGGTTTTTGTAACGTTTGGGGATATTGAAATTATCACGAAAATCATTAATGGTGATAATGTCTTCATATCTGCTGGGCGCATTTGTGGCCGACTGGGGGAAACGGTAGATACGATCGTTTAATTCCGGGGGGAGTGTTCTCCCAAATAGCTTATCCACGACATAGCCGGATTGCTTAAGAAAGTCATCGTCTAAAGAGGGTATCATATACATGTTCACAATACCCTGTGTTATCCATGAAAAAGCAGAGCCAACACCCATAAACACTCGGATGGACTGGATGTCCTTGAAGTACAGTATTTCAGCACCATTTGCCATGTTCTCAAACAGAGAGCCGCCCGCAGTGGTGAGAGACGGTTTTTCCTGACTGCCCGCGTCCGCTGACAAATCCACCGTGCTCACGACTATTACGCCGTAATTCAGGTTTTTCCCGTCCATGCCGATAAGAGACTTGTACCGTTGGTTTACCGTCACCATTTCGCTACCGGTGTCCAGCCCTTCGGGTAGTGCGAGATAACTGCGGCCATAATCGGTCATCTGGTTTTCATTGGCAATGCCGATATGGCCTCGCACCACATAACATGAGCCGAACCTAAGCACATGCTGGAATGACTGCCAAACGTCCAACTGCACGGTGAGCTGAGTGGTGTATGCATTGATGTAATCCACGTGGTTGATGAAGTAATACCAATATCGCGGCGACTCCAAGTCGGGATAATCGTTATACACCACGACATAGTTGTAGTTGGACGCCTCGTTGAATGGCAGTTCGACGCGCACGGGTTGCCCGAACATGTGCATGACTCCATGCACCCTGTCAACACCGGGCTGTCGGTCAAACCATTCCTGTTGTTTCTGCGGTGACTCGAACCGGGCCAGGTCACGGTAACTGCTATCCCACGGCACGTTGCAGAGTTTCAACGACGTGTTTGGCGTCCATTGCGCCCAGTTGAACGTCGCCTCGACGTCAGGGTTGATATCTCTCGGCATATTATCCCTTTCACAAAAAATAAGGGGAGTGTTTCACGTGAAACACTCCCCCTTGTTATATCATGCGGTCACTGTCACGCTCTTCTTGCCGGATACGCCGAACAATGTGGCGGTGATGTCGGACGAGCCTTGCTTGGCGCCCGTCACAAGGCCCGACTCGGACACCGTGGCGTTGCCCGGGGTACCGGACGTCCATGCGGCCTGCATGGTAACGTCGGCGGTTCGCCCGTCAATCATGGTCGCCCTGGCGGTCGCCTGCGCCGTATGGCCAACGGTCGTGCTCGGGACGGTTACGGCAATGGATGCGATGATGGACGGGTTGAATCCGATGACACCCTCGCCAACCACCGGCACGTCCAGAGCGGCTGACACGGTGCCCGGCACCTCCGGCGTCGCCGGATTCGTATACAACGCGGTTGCGGTGACCGGGATGGTGGTGTTCGGCTCGTCAAGGCCGACCACCAGTACGCCGGTGGGCGAAACGTACGTGTAATCGCTCAGCGGCTTGGCGGTGTCACCGATGGCGTACTCAACCGCATTCGAACGGAACGTGGCCGTGCCGTCATTGCCAATGGTCGTGTCGGCTGTGACCTGTACCGCGCCGCCACGCGCCACGTTTTCCGGGGTGGTCGTACCACCGCCGTACATGGCGAGTTTAAGCTGGAAGGTCGGCGTCTTGGCCGTCGTACCGGTAGGAGCCACCACCTTGGAAGTGGAACCCGCGCCAGTCCAGAACATGACGGCAGGGGCGAAACCAGACACCGAGATAATGTGCTGGACATGCAGATAATGGTTCACCGAATTGATATTGACCGGATTGATCTGCTGGGTCATCTCATTGACAACAGGGATATCAATCAGGAATTTGTCCGTGGTCAGGATGGCTTGCACGCCATCAATGCCGAACCTGTCCTGCGGAATGACGATAATACGGTCGATGGTCGGCTCCGCGTCCGTACGCTGGAACACCGTGGCCAGACCCTGCACGTCAAGCGCGGACTTGACTTCGGGGGAGCAGAACAGTACGAGTTCGTCGGGGCGGGCAAACGTCGGCATGTGACGCGCATTGTATCGGGTGCTGACAAACTTCAGCGTGTCCGCCCATGCGCGAATCTGGCGCAACATGTCGCGCGCGTCGGTTTCCGTCGAACCCATGTCGTTAAGGTCATGCCCCATGTGGACGCGCCAATAGCCGCCCAGCTTCGCATACTCGACGAACTGGTGGCACATGGCCTCGAACAAGTCAACCTCAGCCGCATTATAGCAGGAGGTGAGAATCTGCGAGGTGAGCGAGGCCAGACCGGTTTCGGAGGTGAAAGCACGCTGGAGTGTCTTATCCTCCGTGGTGGCAGGGTAGAAGTGGGTAAAGTCAAGACGGTGATAGAGGCTATCCACGTCGATTTTCCACTTGCGGAAATTGTCCGCGCCCAAGTATTCCGCGTCCGGGTCGTACACCTGTGCGAGCGGCATACCTACGGCGATTTCCTGCCACGTGTCGCCATACGCCTGAGATGCACGCTGGAACACGCTCAGCGGGTTGTTCCAACGCCACGTATTCACGTAGATTCCGCCGATACGGTTCACCAAGGCCGAGTAAAACTCGTTCTTAAGCTGGGTGCTGGACATGAGGGTGGCCATCTGCCTGTCCATGTTCATCTGAGTGGCCGAGGGCATACGCCGCTGATACTCGGGAGACGCCTCATTGCGAATCATGTTGAGAATCTGCGCGTTGTTGAATTCGGTGAGCGGGCGCAGTTGCTGTTTCGGCGTCACCACTGGAGTGGTTGGCATGATAATCATTTCCTTCCTGACTGTCAGTCTTCAAACAGGTCATCGAATGTACTGTAAGTACCGTTGTAGTCATCGTCGGCCATTTCAGCCGATTCCGGCGTCGTATTATCGTCCGGGCCGTCGTTGAGCACGTGGTCCGCGGCGGCGTCGCGCATTGCCTCAATGGTTTTGGATAGTTCCGCCACGGTCGCTTCCAAGGCGCTCAACCGGTTGGCCATGTCGGCGTCCTTATCGTCGCCCGCGTCCTCCGGTTCGCCATTGTCCTGCGTTTCAGGCTCCGGGTTCGGCGTATTGTCGTCGGTCGGCTTGGTGTCCGGCTCGGTATCGGGCGTGGTTTCCGGTTCATCGGTTCCGGTGTCGTCCATAATCACCTCTTAAAGTAAGTGGCATGACGGCAATCACGCCGCCATGCCGGTTTGCTAGGCTGTGCGGGTTCCCTCGCCGTCGCTGGGCGTTGGCTACGCACGTCTACATCCGACCATATCGCCTTACCGATTTGCCTGCCGGTCGGGCCATCGAATCGACTTGGGACGCACACCCCGCTACCGGATATTATAGCATAAAAGCATGGCCGTCATCATTGATATGGCGTGAACCGGGTATAAACTCATCATAGGGGATGGGGGCGGCTCGATGTACGCCGCTCAAACGCATTACCGTGTCGCCGTTCGTTTCCACGCCGCAATATTTGCGATTGCCGAGGATACGGAGCCTGTCATAGGTGTGGTCGTTTTTCCACGCGCCTAGTTTCCTGTCATCCGTTTCGATACCTGCGGGCGCGTCCGGCCCTTCCAGTGTCATGCCGTCGGTATCGGCGTAGAGTACGCGGTCGGCGTTCGCGTTCATTGCGCGGGATAGTATTCGCCTCCCGTAGGCGTTGACATATGCGGCGGTTGGCAACCATGCCAGACTGTTGGCTGACTCTGGTTTGTCCACGGTAAAATCCACGCCACCGTCCATAGACGGTTTTGGATGCAACATGGGCCGGTACAGCGAGGCCCCGAATTTTCCCACCAGCGAGTTCAGCAACAGTTTCGCCATCTGCCTGCGCTCCCCGGTTTCCGTTTGTTTCACGTGGAACCATTTGTCCACGTATGTGCAGTAGAGTCCGTGTGATTCGCGGAACTTCCAGCCGCCCACGTACTCCCACACGTGCACGTCATAGTTTTCGGTCAGTGTTTCCCAATCCACATCCGTGACGGGCATGGTCACGACGCCTAACGTACTGTCCAGACGTTCGCCCTCATACCCCCATACGGGTAGGATATTGGTGAGCGTCGCCGTTTTTCCCGCCTTCAACCTTGCGTCAAACGCAATGACATCGATATGGAGCGGATAGTCATCGTCATGTTGATACTTCCCGTCGTACCATATGGGGGAGCCTGTCGGCATGGGCGCATCTCGCATGATACTCGGGTAGAGGCTGTTCACGTCCCAGCTTCGGCAATCCCGGTATTCGCCCGGCTTGCTGTATACTATCGCCCCATAGTAGGCGGGGCGCATACGGTGATAAACATCTTTGTCCAATGGCGGAAAATGACGTTTGAATCCGGCGTAATCCCCGTCGATGTAGTCGGTCATTGCCATTGACGCTATCGTAGTGCCCTTGAGATGCAGTGCGGCGCATTCCTGCGCGATATTCCACGTGGTTTCCAAGTCATCCGCGCCGCCGAATGTTTCACGTGAAACATTCAAGCCATCGTCGCGCGTGATATTGCGCACGTCCACAAAATCCACGGTGATACCGCCCATACGCACACGAAAACTGTAGAAGTGGCCGCGAATATTGAACGTGCCCCACACGCCGTCCTTGGCTGGGTTCGACTGCACGGGGAGTCGTTTCAGCAGTTCGGCGGCTATGGGCTTGATGTCCTGCCATCCGTGGGCACACCATACGCGCGTGTGATGATCGAGCATGGTGAGACGGATAACGGCGTTCCCCGTCAATGGTTCCATGCCGTCATCCGTCAATAGCGTTGCGCCGTCTGTTGCCGCCGTTCGACGCTCTTTCATGATTCCATCCTTTTTAGTGTCGTGCCGCGTTGACCATCCATTCATCAAGTCGCGTCTCTACATCACCCGCGTCCGCCTTCGTCTCCCATTTATGTGTCTTATCGTTATACCATGTAGCCTCCCGTACCACGGTGCTAAAATTCGTGTTGTTTATCAGCCATCGTTTTTGACGGTTCGATAAAGACGCGAATTTTCGGGCGACATTGGAGTCGAATGCTTCAAGTTGTTGTTCGACCCTATCAAAATCCGCAACCCCCTCGTTCTCGGGAATCTTTCCAGTACCTGCATGTAATGGCGCGCGTCCTATAAGCCCGGCGTATTCGAGTATCTCCCGTTCAAGTTTCCTCCTGCTTCCCTCTCGTATCATCATACGCGCGTGGCTCATGCCACGCTCCGACCCGAACACGTTCGCACGGTTGCGTGTGAGTTCGTCACGCGCCGAACCGCCGACCGTATGAGTGCCCAACACATCAAACGGGGATTCTCCAGCGCGTTCCATCTCACGCATTTCGCCCACGGTGTAGTCGGCCATGCTCAATGCGTCGAATTGTCGGGCGCGTTTGATTTTCCGCCGTGCCTCGATACGGCGGCGCCGTTGCTGTCGTAATGTTTTCCGACGTTTCGACGGGGCGGCGGCGATTTCCGCGTCGGTAATCAACGGACGTGCCGCCAGTTCCCTATCGAGTTTCGTAATATGCACATCCGGGACAACCTGATACGGCTCGTTGTCCCGGGCCCTCAGGGCCTGCTGTTGTTCCCCGAATTCCTGCCCGATGCGGCGTGCAACCTGTTCGAGTTGTTGGGCGCTGAGTTTTCCCAGAAACGTTTCGGTGATTTGTTTGGGGAGGTGTCCGGTACTGTAATCCCTGACTGCTTGCTCTCGGCGTACCTGTGCCGACCTGATGGCGGCGTTGCGTTTCAGATTGTTGGCGCGTCGGTTGGTTTTGCGTTTTGCCACGGCCCCTCCTCTTATGAGTGCAAAACACCCCCCGCCGTAAGGATGGAAAACGACGGGGGGTGAGTCTGGCGGCAACATCCCTATAGGGACATTACCATGCTATCACATGACGTGGACATTCACGTTACTTGCGCTTGTTTTCCGACACTAGTTCGAGGTCGAAGAACTTATAGCCACGACGGCTCTTCTTTTCCACCACCTTGAGAACGAGTGGATGCTCCCACGTGTCCGGTGTGCCGAAGATGGCGAACAGGTTGCCAAAAGCGTGCGCCAACGTGGGGGAGGCGGCAGCGAAGTCACCCTCCTCCGCGTGAATGACAACACGGGTAGAGGAGTTGATTTCACCCGTCTCCTGATTAGCAACCTCAATAGCCTGAGCAAGCACGTTAGTGACATGCAGTGGTTCATTAAGGTGTTCGTCCACTTTGTCGGCGGTCTGCATGGCGTTATACAACGCCATCTTGCCATCCATAGTGTCAGTGTTGAAGAAATGGGATACGGCGTTAGCGCCGTTTGCAGAAAAATTGCTGCCGTTCGTTACGGTCAGTTCGTTGTCAGCCATGATTATCGTTGCCTTTCCTTATAGGGTCAGTGATTATTCTTCCTCGGAAATGATATCATCTTCAACCACGTTGCCGTTGACCGACCCCGGATAATCGATGATGGCATCATCCCCAAATTCGCAATTAGCCCAATAGATTGCCTCGTCCATGCGCGTCGCCTGCGCATGATATTCGGCTGACATGGGAAGCATGTCCTTGTTAATCTTGCGGGCTTTTTTCATTGCCATGTCAGGCGTGCGGCACGCGCCGTCTACGACCACCTCGGCGTCCACAAGTTCGCCGTTTTCGCCGCGCGTGACACCGCGCACAATACTATAATGCTTGGCTCGCTTAATATATGCCATAATCATGCCACCTTTTCTTGATGTTGTTGCTGCTGTGACATTCTTGCAATGTCTTCATCAGTATACCGTGCGTCGGTCAGACTGTCAAAACGGAGACACGCAATTTTGATGATAGTCTGAGCGAACCCATCACCCCCCCAAGTCCTGCACATCTCATAGCAGGTTGCGCCCTCGACGCGGCAGACAGCACACCACGCCACCATTGCCGGACAGTAAATAAGCCCGGACAACATTTCAATACCCTGCGTTCGTGATAACGCGGCGTACATTGACGAATGAGGCGAGATGCTCAGACAAATGTCCGCCGCATGTTCGATACTGTCGGCAAACGCCACTTGACCACCCTGAGGCTTATAAAAATCCTTAAGCAATGCTATAGCACGGCAAAACGTTTCCCAATCGCCCTCACCACGGTTATACTCCCGCAAGTGCAGGTTACGCCGACGGCCACGAATGACACGGCGCACACGGTCATCATCCAAAACACCGTCATCAAACCAATTAGTACGGTCATCACCGCTCTTCATTTCTCACCCCTGTCATCCCACAAATTCAACCGCACTAAAGCAACATCATCAGCATAATGCGCCATCACAAAATCAAACAACCCCACACAATCCGAGTCACTACACCAAGACGCATAATGACCCACACGCATACGATGTATACGACATGTACTCTCAACCATGCTACCACCTATATAAAAACGCTTACGACCATTACAACTATGATAATCCATCACGCCTGCACATCCAAAATCACCGTAGGACACCCCTTTGCCAAACACTTTGCATCATACGACACAGCACGCTTAAGCGAATCAACATCACAATCACCATAATCATGCTCAAGAACCCTAACAAGAGCTGACTTAAACGTCACCACGCCATCATCAACCCCCCCACAAGCAGTAACAACTTTCTCAAAACCATCAACATCAACCAAATACACACGACCCGGCACAACCTCAGTCACATAAGCACTAACCCTAAACATTCTACCCAACAAACCCCTCACCCATCCAACTCACATGTCCCGAAACGAACAAAAACACCAATCACATCAACCACCATCCTTCCTTATTCCTTGGCCGATACTCACATCATACCACACCCACAAAACAACACACTAAAAATATACACGCAAAACAACACGCAAAATCAACAACGGAAAGAAGATGAATAAAATAACAAGCAACAGAAATGACAACAAACAACAAAGCAGGAACAGCAATAAAAAACACAGAACACAACACAATAACAAAACACACAACAGAACAGTTGTGGAAAAAGGCTAGCTGCTGGGACCCCTCCCCTCCTTTT